ATAAAGAAAAATTTGAAGAACCTGTAGTATAATTATATAAGTAAAAGTCAGTTAAATTAGTTCCTAAAGCATTAGTTCCCATAAACCAATTATCAGTGCCATTTGTGGAAAATAATATATTGGAACTATTTGTATTTGAAAATCTATTTAGTTTAAGAACTGCACTATTACCTGTTGTAGAAGTTATATTAACATTTTGTCCAAACCTACCTGTACCATTAACATCTAGCTTGTAGCCTGAATCGGTAGTAGTACCTACACCAATATTCCCATTTGAAAAAATACGCATTCTTTCAGCACCATTTACATAAAAGTTTAAGTTATCCGTTTGACTTCTAATGTAGGCACTTGTAGTACTATTTTCAATTCTTATTTCGGTAGATGATGCACTTGAATAGATATGTAATCTTTCAGTAGGGGCTGCAATTCCAACTCCCAAATTACCATTAGCTAACAACGTCATTGCTTGGGTAAAGGTTATAGCGTTACCTGCCGTTCCTGAAGGAGCGTTAAACCACTGATGTTGTCCGCCTTCTTGTCTATATAGTAAAGCGGTTGCAGTTTGTATATAAGTAAAATTAGTTCCATTATGAAAAGCATTATTTGACAATGCAGTTGATATATCGCTATCTGTTGATAAAGCGGCTCTGTTACCAATTTGCATAGCTTTAAATGAACTTCCCCACGCACTCGGTGTAACTCCTAATCCTAAATTGCCTGAATCTAAAAAAGTTGCAATACTATTTGTGCCAACAATTTGTAAATTACCTGCAGATGTTGATGTAATATAAAAGTTCTTACCTGTAGTTGTTGTTGTATTATTTAGCCTAACTAAAGCATCAGAACCACTTGATTGAGCTATTAATGATTGTACACCTGACCCATTAACTGTAATATTACCTCCCGCCGTTACACTACTAGAGAAACTTGCACTTGTTCCACCCAATGCACCTGTTAAAGTTCCCCCTGTTAATGGAAGGTAAGAACTTAACGCACTACCATAATTAGGAATATTTAAAGTGTTTGAAGTAAAAGTCGCTGCACCACTTGTTCCTGTGGTTGTTAAGGTTATTGTTCCCTGCTTTGAATTGAATGTACTCCAATCCGCACTTGATAATGCACCTCTATTTGTTGCACTTGCAGTTGGTACATTTAAAGTAATTACAGGAGTTGTTGTTGAATTAGCAACACTTGAACTTAAATCCGTTCCACTTGTTCCTATTGTTAAAGCAGCTACGCTTGTAACTGTTCCCCCTGTTAAATCGCTTGTAAGGGCTATCGTTCCTGTTGCATTAGGAAAAGTATAAATATAACTAGCTGCATTATTAAATAATAATTGTTGATTTACGCCTGTGTTCCCATTATCAATTATAAATCCGTATTTACCACTTGCGGTTTGTGATGCAAAAGTTGTATATCCTGCGGTTGTTGCTCTTGTTCCTGTTTGGTTTAATAAAAATGAACCTTGTTTTGAATATATATTACCTGCTAAAAATGTATAATAATCAATATCTACTTGTGATGTTGCACCTGTATATGGTACATAACTAGATAAATTACTTGTAAGTGCTATTGTACCTGTTCCGTTAGGAAATGTATAATCATATCCTGTTGCAGATGGCAAAGTAAATGAATTACTAATACCACCACCACTTGTAAACTTTAATCCATTAGTCAATCCGCCTAAATTCATATACCCTGCTAAAGCATTGCTTGAACCATTCTGCAAGAATATTCCACCATTGTTTTTAGTAGCATCCGAGAAAGTCTTTGTACCACCAACTGTTTCATTGCCTGTATTATGAACTACTGCTGAATCTAAAGCGTATGTGCTTGAATCAACTGTGCCATCAGCCTTTAAGAACTGACTTGATGTGCCACCACTCTTTACTAAAGTAGTTGCGTTTAATGTACCTATTATCGTTGCTGCGTTTCCGCTTCCACTTGTCTTGTTTATGTATAATCCTTCGCCACTACCACCTTTAGTAATATTCAAAGCAATCCCTGCACCGCTTGAATGATTGATAGCAAATGTATCACTACCACCATTTGATGTAAAAGAACCTGTTGCTCCTGTAATAACATCAGCAGTCAAATTAAAAGTACCCAAATCAACATTTGTTGTTGCACCTGTATATGGAACATACCCTGTTAAAGTAGGGAAGGTTGTCAAGTTTCCTGCTCCGTTTACATATTGAAGATTAGTTCCGTTGAATCCTATGTTAATCGTTCCGCTGGTAGTTATGGGTGAGCCTGTGATATTTAAACTATCTCCGCTTTCAGTAACCGCTACACTCGTAACTGTTCCTGTTGCTCCTGAAGCCCTTTGCCATATAGAACCGCTATAAATAACTTGGTCGCCTACAAAGAAAACTATAGGACCAGCACCGAAGTCAACAGTTCCTGCCACATTACATAAGTAAACATCACCTTGATTTCCTGTGCCATTAGCAAGGGTTGGTGTGTTAGTAGCAGCGTTCCAAACCCCAAGGTACTCCATAACGCTATTTGGTAACTGACTTACTAAAATCTTACCATTGACATCAAGTTGCGGAATACCATTTGATGCGTTTATAGGCAATGAATTTACCACCCCACTTGTTCCTGTTAAAACCCCATCTAAATTCCTAACCTTCGCACCTGCTGAAACTACAATTTGATTTGCCATCTTATATTAATTTATAACTAAATTATTGAAATAATGCCCTAATAAATTCCCCACTTTCTAATACCCTTCCAAATGTTAATACCCCTGTCGCACTTACCCACTTAACTTGTTCATCAACTGCCGTTCCTGATAATAATATTTCTTGAACATCAATACCACCACGAGAAACATAAAGACAAGCCTTACCTATCATATCCGTATAAGTAATAGAAGTTTCGCCACCTGCTGCAACTGTTCCCTTCGTGTAAACTGCACCACCAGCAACAATAACTGTTCCACTTGGGTCTATTGTCGTTCCTGTTGTTCCATAAGCACCTGTACCCTGTAACGATACACTATACGTTGCAATGTCTTTGTAAGGTGCGTTAATTTGTAAACTTGTTAAATTACAATTACCACTAATCACTACCAAACCATCAACTCCGTTATCAATAACAAACTTTACTAAAATTGTAGTTCTATCTTGTTGTTGGTCAAGTAAAAATAAATAGCCATAACCATCCAAAGTTATAAGACCATCACAAGTTACACTCCAAGTTGCAGTATCATTCTTGTATTCTCTATACCACGCACTCGTTTGGCTTGTTACCTCTTTTTGGTCAACACTTACACTAAATGTGCAATTTGTAGAACACGAAAACGGAATATCCCTACCTGCTGGATATGTAACCGAAGGTGGTTCAAAATAGTATAAAATTATATTGTTGCCCTGTACTTTATCTGCCATATTACAAAGTTAATTAATTAAAAGGTACTCCGTTTACTGTGAATATTGTTTCTATTGTACTTGCAATTTCCTCATTAGAAATATCTAATAAAGTAGCTTGAGTTTCACATCCTACTATGTCAATAGTCATATTGCCTGTCATATATCTATTATCTTCTATGTTTATTTGTGCTGGGTCAGTATCTAATATTTGTAATAACTTATTAGCAGCAAAATTGCCGTTTGTTGTTGTTATTCCAAATAAGTTACAATCAACATTTATTAAGTTCCTTCTATAATTGTTTATGTATTCCTTCATTATAGTTTCGCTTAAACCATCAGTAGGGGTTGTATAAGGTCCGTAACGATACCATCCTGTTGCAGATACAAAGTTACCTGATACTAATTGTTGGATAGTTCCGTATGCCATATTTGCTTGAACTCTATCAACACCATCTCCATCATAGATAGGATAACCTAAAGGCAAATCCATTTCTAGTTGATATTGATTATTTGCATCAATTATTGAAGTAGATGTAATCAATGATAAAGGAGATTTAAATGTCAATCCAAATGAACCAACTTTTACATTTGTTGCACAATTAAATACATCACTTGTTAGTGCATAAGTAATATCTAAACTTCCATTAATTGGTATTGGTGGGGTATTTAAAGTAACTGTATTTATTTTATTTTCCTCTACCAAAGGAACTTCATAGTAATTATCATAAGGTAATACCGAAGCATTTTGCCAAACACCATCTATATTGATATAATAAGATGGAGCACCACTACCTAATCCTGTTATTTCTATTTTAATTTGACCTCTAACCTTATCAATAGTTTGAGAAAAAAAAGTTTGAGTATAATTTATCTTATCATTAGCCGTTACATATCCAACTATTAACGTACTAACAGCACTAAATGCTGAACCGCCAACTGGCGTTCCTAATGTCATATCATACCAATCACTTGCCTCATATGGCTTATTTACTATTGAAATACTACTACCTGTTCCTTGAATACCACTATTCCATAATGTAGGAAATCCACTTGTTAAACTCTTTAGGTTTGGATTTGATATATAGTTAGGTGAGTAACTAATATCGTATCTATAATTGAAATTGTTATAACCTTTCTTAAATAGCTTCATTTGGCTATTATTAGTAAAGTATAAACCGCTTACATTTCCTGTATATGGTTGTATTTCGCTTAAAGTATTAAATGTTCCTGAAGTAACTAAAGCACCTGCTGGTGTATATTCCGTAAAATATGTAAATGCAAAATATGGAGCAGC